CCAAATCAGGCACTTTTTGGTAGTAAAGTAGCTCAATAGTATATTCGGCATCCGGTGTTGGATATAGCTGAAATTGGCCATCTGCATGGCAATAATACTGAGGCCTACCTGACATATCCTCAGCGCCCTCTCGTTTATCAGACATGGAGGCTCTGGATATTAAATCAAGCGTCGTGGTTCCAGTTCCTTGTACATGCATCCTGATTGTTTCGAGCCAGTCCGATGGTACTTGCATATATTCGTCGCCAGCATCTTGAGCCGCAGAAGTCCTGGCCTCCATACTGTAATGGCGAACGTCGCGGTTAATTTGCGACTCTGCCAATTGAATAAACGTAGGTATGACGCTAGTCAAATCGCTACGGTTTAGGAAGTCTGCGACCGTCGATTGTAGAGTTGAGTAGTTTGTGATTGTCATTTAAAATTCCTTCGGCAAATTTTGCAATATGCCATAGTTTTGCTCACCGATAAGCCGTCTTTGGCGCTCCATTTCAGCCCTTCTCGCTGCTTGATAGTAATCATTAATTTCCATCAGCATATCATCGTAAGTATACCGTTGCGTTGCCGCATTCACTCCAGGCTTATCGTAAGCGCCTATATTTATCGGATTGCCTTTACTGTCATATTCTATATTACCTTGATCGTCTCTTTTATATCCTATTGGCACTCCTGCCCAAATTTTACCAAGATCTTCAGCAAAGCCTTTAGGATCTTCGTAAGCTCTTTTTGGAGTAAATGCATTTGATTTGGATTGTTTAATTAGATATTCAGCAATGGCTCTTTGAGCGTTTTCGTCGTATTTGCCTATAGCCGGATCAATTCCTGCCGCAATTGATCTATTAATAAGAAAATCAGGCTTATTTTGATAAAGTCCAGACGCTCCAGTGCCTTGATTTTTAGTTGCCTCATAAGCCTGATTAATTGTCATGTTTTTAGCTTCATAGCTTTTATCTATATCTGAGAATTTTTTTGGCCTTTTTCCAATATTTACTGCGTTTGGATCATTTCCAGATTCTGCAAGGCCTATTTTAGATAAAATTCCAGCAAGAAGAGGATCTGCTTGTGCATCCACTAAAAGAGTTGCGCCTCTGTTTTTGAATCCTACGCTTCTTAGATCGCTATTGCTGGCATATCCGGCAGATTTAGTGGCTTTATCTATAACTCCAGTTTGCGGAACGCCTAATATTCTCTGAAGCTCCTTAACTGTATCAGCGCCAGCATTTGTTGCCCTTGTATAAGTATTTGGGCCAAGATAAGCGTCTATTTCTTCGCCCTGAAAGCCTAAATCGCTTTGTAACTGTATCAGCGCCCGTATTCTTTGTGGTAATTCCATGATCTATTCCTTAAAACAAGAGTCCAGTATCCAGATTTCTGGCATTTTTTCTATCATTTTCTTTATTTTGGCTAATTAAACCGCCAGTTGCGACTGGGGCGGCACTAAACATTGGCTGGCCTTGAGATACTTTGGATTTTAAATCTTCTGTAAGGTCTATAGACAAAAATTCTTTGTCACCTTGATTGCCAGCATTGATAACTGTCTTACCAGATTTTGTATTTAACCTTTTTTTGGCGTAATCTTTGACATAATTAGGAATCTTGTTGTCGTACCATTCCTTCATGCCCTTTCCCCCAATATCTAAGTCCAATCCAGATATTGAATTTTTTTCGCCTCCAGCCATGATTTTATTAGCCAAATCTTTTCCAACCACAGCAGACAATGGTTTTCCTTTGTACATGTTGCGGTTATCGCCAATTCTGCCTGTTTGTATTACGCCCTCTTTGTTTACTGTCAGCATTATAGTGTTGTCAACACCGCCAGTTGTAGGTATCAAAGTAATTCTTCTAATATCTGGTGATCCAGAAAGAGTGTTTACATTCACCTGTTTGATGACTCTACTTAACTTATATCTTTCTATCTGCACAGCAGAATCAACAAAAGCTATTCTGTCGTATCCACCTTTAACTGCCGCGTCTATAGCATTCTTTATAGCAACTTTATACCAGCTATCTTTAAATGGAGCCTCGTCAGGAGCTTGACCTTTTAAATCCCAAGACGTTCTGTCAACCGCCTCTTCTTCCGCTACTGTCCTTGAATTAAATGTATCTACTACGTCCCCGTCAGAATTAACTAAGTCGTATTGATCCATATCGTTTTGAACTACTTTGTATTTGCTATCTGAATATTTTGCGTATCCCTTATCTCTTCCTACTTGATGTAAATCAGACTGGACTTCTTCTACCAAGAAAACTTTTTTGCCGTCGGCATCTGTTCTACCTGTGCCTCGAACCCATCCAACTACATTTTCTTCGTTTTCGTAATGTTTTCCATACCACTTGAATTGAGAGTTTGGAGCTTTAATTAATAGCTCAACATCATCTGAAATTGTTCCAGGCAAAGTCCATTTGGTATATTGAGGAACATCAAAATTTCCTTCATTTGAGATATTTAAGTTTTTAAATTCTACTTTAGGTTTATTCCTATTAATGTATTGTTGGACTTCTTCTCTAGTTAAATTTGGCTTGCTTTGCAAAAACTTATCAAGCCCCATAAATTCAATTTCTTCATTGGTCACATTTGCGCTATTTTTTATATCGTTTAAGTATCCTTGCCCTGGGCCTGATTTTCTTTGCAAGTTTAGTCCAGCTTGCTCAACAGCAGAATAAAATCCTTGCTCGTTTCTTGACGCTAGTTGTGCGACTTGATTTCCCCCTGGAGGAACTGCATATCTATTTGCGCCAATTGCGTTCATAGCATTTTCATACATGCGGCCAGCTACTTCTGGAGCGCCCTCTAACAATGCTTTGCCGCCCCTTCCAAGTGCTTTTGCGCTTCTTATTATTGGCTTTGCGGCCATAGTTACTGGGCCAAGAGCCAGAAGCCCCATGTCCAATAACTGTTGATCAGTGGGAGTCATGCCATAAGACAAATTATCATATCCTTCTGGAGCTTCTCCAAATTGAATATCACCGCCAGGCAATGTTCCTTCTACCTTGACCGGCCCTCTGCCTGGAGCGCCGACTACTTCGGCTCCAAATCCAACATCGCCAAAAGCCTGCTGAACCAACGCTTTTACAGATGGCATATCGTTCAAAACATCTTTGCCAAGTTTAAACGCATCAGCAACAAGACCTAGAGCCGCATCTCTCTTTATCGGCGTTACCTCAGCACGTCTTTGAGTATTTATCATTGACTCCATATTCTGCTGAATGGTTGGCCTCATCGGATTGTAATCTTCGAGCGGCGTTCCTTGCTTATAGTTCTTGCTGAACTCTAATGCCGCATCTTTGTTTTGACCAAACGGCAAGAAGTTGCCACTGGTAATCGCTTTTTCCATAGCGGTATCAAAGTCATTCCTGTAATCATTCAAGTTGCCATTGGCATCCTCTTGAATGAGCGGGAACACATACCAGTTGCCATCCCTGTCCATTTCGGCGGCCATCAAATGCGTAGATATTGTGCCGTCATTGTTCATGATGAACTTATGGTTCTGAGGATTGTATATGCGATCCAAGAACTCAGGCGGTGCGGCGCCGGCCGCTCCTATCGTTGCAAGGCCAGCCGCAGTTACTCCAGCTTTCTCAAGATTCTTTAGAACCTTGTCGGTTATGACTCCGCCGACGACGTTCATCTGCAATGAGTATCTATCGTCTCCAGTTAAGTTTGCTCGATTAACATTTCTTTCGTAGTCAGCAAATCCTGCCTTTGCCTTCATCGTAGGATTAAGGTCAAAAGGAGTTACATCACCTTCCACCAGCCTTCCAAGTCCTTCTCCCTCAACAGCCGCTTTATATGTGCTGTGGTTTGATGGAACTACATTTCGGCCACTTAACAGTCCGACGTTTTGCAATCTCATGTCAGGCGCTGAATACTGAAACGGCTCAGTGACGATTGCCCTTGCCTCTCCAGTTGTCAAACCGCCAAACTGATTAACGTTGCCGACGTTGCCAAATTTGTTTACAAAGTCAGCCCTCTTACTGGCGCTTAGATTATTCCATTGACCAATTGATCTTGGATCATCAAGACCGTACCAATCAGGTATGTAATTTTCTCTGATGTATTTGTTGACTGCGTTTTTGTCACGTTTGCCTAAAGCAGATTGTGCGTAACTTAACATCACGTCGCCGGTCATCGTTGATGAGTCTGCGGATCCTGGCCCCATCCTCCAAGGCAAATATAATGGATCTTTTCCTGTTTGACCTCTTAAATGCTGGGCAAAATCATTTATGTACTTTGCCTCAGTTGGAGCATTTGCCCATAACAATCCTGGATTCTGGAACATGTAATTCTGTCCGCCCTCAAGATTGACAGGCCTGTCTAGCTGTACATTGTTGATGTTGGTTACCGTCTCGCCAGCCTGACTTCGATCCGACATTCCAGATATAAATGGCCGTCCTTCAAAATCAAATATGCTTACCGGCTTTGGCTCTGTAACTCCAGTAGTTTCAGTTCTGTATAAGAGATTGCGTAACTTCTCTGCATCCTTTACTTTTGGGGCAACACGCGGATCTATCACTCTGCCCATCTTGATCAATTGCAATAGATTCACTACACAATGCCTTTCAAGTTACGTCTAATCGGTTCGCCCCAGCTTGTCTGCATCGGCCTATGGCCGACGGCCAAGTATCTCATTGCGTCAGCGCCGTGCGAAGTCCAATCGTGCCTCGGTCTGCCTCGCCACGTTCTGCCCTTCTCATCGAAGTCTCGCTGATATTGTCTCAACGCTTCAATCCCTCGATTACACTTCTTCTCATCAAACCAGCATCGATCCAACATGGATCGTACTGCCTGAATGCCATCGTCAACTCGTAGGTTCGGCGCTATTTCGACAGGTCTAATTCCAAGATTATCTAGCGTCTCAAGCCTGGATTTGCCCGTGCCTAGTTCCTTGACTTGCACATCATGCGGCAATATGTGAGATTCGTACAGATATTTTTTATCTTGCAACACGTTAGCGTAATAATCGAGGCCGACTCCAGAGTTCTCGTAATAGTCGATTATCCTAACTTCAGCGCCTACAAATTGCGCAAACCATATCGCAGTGCTATCTCCAATCCCGAGATCCCATGCGGTAACAACGCCCATCGATCTATCGTATGGCACGTTAGTGATTCTGTTTTCTTCAGTCGCGCGCTTCATTTCAGTGCCGTAGTACGCGCCCATGATTGCGGCCTCAAAGCTACACTCAAACTCTTGCTCGTACCGATCCTCGCCCATGATCTTGAGCGCGTCCTCTAACTCAGCCTCCGGCAGTATGTTGGTCTCGCTTGCTTTGTGCATTGCGGTATACCAATCGCTATCGCCCTTGGCCTTGTCAAATATCTCCCAGAACTCATTCTTGCCTTTCGGCGTACCGATAAACGTTGCGCGAGTTGGAGAGTCTGGCGTGCTACGATCAGCAAGCGTCGGCCTGATGATCGTAGGCCACACATTTGCCGGAAAGTCGGCTGGCTCATCCATCACTACTGAGTCGAGATAGATACCTCGCATCGACTCGGCAGACTCAGCGCCGAACAATCGAAGCCTCGCGCCGTTCGGGAAGTCGATCCGAAGCTCGGACTCGTTCACCTTGATGCCTGGAATGTGCTGAGTGTAATGCTTCGCATAGTCCCAACAAATCTGCTTGGCCATGCGAAATGTTGGCGCAACGTAACCGACGCGCACATTTTCTCGCGGGGTCACTAACGCATCTCGTATCAGGTCATTTATCGCGGCGACTGTCTTGCCGCATCTTCGGTGAGCCACCAGGCAAGCGAATCTTTGCTTGCGCCGGTGAAAAGGCATCATTACATCTCTAGCTTCATAAGGAATATCTATCTCAGGCATGCCACATCAAAAAGTCCGCGAGCATCGCGAATACAGTTAACACCAGACAAGTTACCATCACGAACAGAAACTTATCAAAATTAGACATTCTCGCCTTTCCATTTGATGATCAACG